AAGATTCGTAAAGTTGAAGGTTATCAGAACTATGATAAGTCTGAGTTTGAATCACCAGCACCTTTGTCTGGCGATGAAGATGACTTAGAACGTATCTGGAAGCAAGAGTTTAGCTTGTCTGAATTCTTGAGTGAGAAGAACTTTAAGTCTTATGATGAATTGAAAGCACGTTTGAATAAAGTGCTTGGGCTTGAAGATGGTTCTGCTGGAGACAATTATTACTCCACTAAACCTAACGTAACATCCTCAGCTAAACCTGAGACACCAACTAAGCCAAAGACTACAGTTGCTACTGCTTCACTTGATGAAGATGAAGATTTGAGTTACTTTGAGAAACTCGCTGAAGATTAATATTTCGTAATCTCCTTTGTGACTTTGGGGAAGCAGTAACATGCTTCCCCTTTTTTTATGCAGGCAATGCAGTATTCACACTAGCATCTCTAATAGCGTTTCTAGATTTGCTTAAAAGACTTGTGTAATATGTATTAACAGATTGATTGTTTGTCTGACTGTTATCTGCATTAGTGACAACATTCACGTTACCAGTTGTTCCTGTTCCTGTAGTGGTTGTTGCAACAGTTGTACCACCAGTAATAGTTCCTGAGGTTGTTACCAATGTTGGAGTTGCAATGTCTGCTAAGTCAATACCGCCACTTTTGTTTTTATCGTATATTACATTACCATTTTTATCAATCATTAATGCATCAGGTGTGTACACTTTTTGTTTGATTTTATACGTATATCCATTTTCATCAGTAGCATCTACCATTTTTTCTGTAAATGGTGCTTCAACATACTTGCCTTCTTTCATACTATAAATCATTGGAGGCGTTGAACTGGATTCATCTGATGTTGCGGCTTGCGGCGCATTTGCTCGACCAGCCATAATAATTGCATCTTGTGCGGGAGTAGCACCAAACACGCCTTGCTCTTTTGTAACATCAATTTTATTAGTACCAGTACTCAATTCTTTAAGTAGACCTTTTGATACTGTGGCATAAGATTTGCTATTCAGAAGTTTGGATGCCTTATCAATAGCGACTGTATCAGCGGCATATGCTTCTTTAAATGTATCTGTAATAAGTTTAACAATTGCTGAAGCAGATTTACCCGCAGAAAATGTCTTATCTGCTTTGCCCAATGCTATTGCCTTCCAATCAGCGGATGTTGGATCACCTTTTCTCAAACTGTAGAAAATACCATCTGGACCATTCATCGAACACATAATAAAATCAAAAGGTGGCGGCTTTTTAGTTTCAACTTCGGCCGCTTTCGTTGCATTAAATCCAACTCTGAGTAAACTATCACAAAGGTCAAAAAATTCTTTAGGTGGATTATCTTTCGGCGCTTGTAAATCTACAATTGAGGCAATATTATTATTGCCGCTGACACGAATAATACGCCAAACAGTTGGATTAGGCACGTAACCACCGCCACCGCCACCAAATAAACCACCAACAATTCCACCCAGAAACCCACCAATAACTCCTCCAATACCAGGAAGAATCATATTACCAATGAATTGACCAGCGTATACGCCAGCGGCTGTAAATGCCGCACCTTTTATGTCACCTTGTGCTAATTTTATAATAGCACCTGCATACGGCAATGCATCCATGAAGTTAAATCCGTCAAGGAATGAAGTTGCTGATGCGCCCGTACCGCCAGCATTTGCTGTCATGGCTCGACCTAATTCTAAGTCGGCCATTGTTGCGGCATCATATCCACCAGCCCATGTTGGTGCATATGTTCCATAAATATTCTTAATTGTGTCTCCAGCACCAGAGAATGCGCCAGTAATGCTTTTACCCATTTCTGTGCCAGCAAGCATGTCGAATGCTTTACCTCCAACAAAACTTAATCCTTTGCTAACTGCAAAAGATGCAAGCATAGACATGTATGGATTTTTAATACCCATCGATTGAACAATAGCAGAAGTGGCAGCCGACTTTCCTAAGTCAAGAGCCATATTACCAACTTCAGCAAGAGGTCCACCTCCGCTAAAGAATCCTCCGCTACCACCTCCACCACCAATAGATACGTTTGTTCCGCTACCAGTTGTTGCTCTAGATGCAAGAAGTCTATTAGTTAATATCTGTTGTTCATATTGCGATTCACTAACCATTTTCTGTGCAATGGCTCTTTCTTCACTACCTTTTTCTGCATCTAAAAATCTTTGTTTTGAATCTATCTCAGATTGTTTTGCAACATTAAGTTGTTCTGCAATAGTTTTTGTTTGTTCAGGCATGTTATCTTTAAGAACAACCATGCCATCTTTATTCAATTGCATATAAGGATTGTTTTGTGCGGCCGCTTGCAATGTTCCTGCTGAAGGCATTCCTGTCGGTGAACCACCAACTTGACCATTGTATCCGCCATACATTCCCATGGTTCTCATTCGTGGATCCATGTTATTCATACTGAGTGGAGTAGTTCCCATTGCACTATCAATAGGTCCCATCATAGATGATCCTAATACATTGGCCATGTAATTAATACCATCTTGTGGTGATGCAAATCCATATTTTGCAAAGATAGTCTCTGGACCTAATGCAACTTGTCCGCCACTCACACCATAGATAATTTGTTCAAGCGCAGTTAATTTGCCTTGTTGTGTTCCTTTAGCAAGATTACCTAAAATCTGTCCACCAAGAACATTAGCGGCATTATCATTCATTCCGGCACCCATCGAACCAAAGATGCCTTTTGCTACAGCCCTAGCACCAACTTCCATATAACCTGTTGCGGCTTTACTGAAGATTTGTCCAAACGCAGGACCATATTGTTTGCCAAATACAGACGTTCCGAGTTTAGTGAGTTGTGGTGTTAGACCTAACAGTTTATTAAGTTGTTCACCCCTATACATTTGACCTTGTGCTGTTTTTTGACTAACATTTTTATATCCACCTGGATACAATGCATTCATCAAGGTGCCAGAAATAGTTTTAGTTAACTGTCTCTGTAGACTATCCGTGAATTGTTTATTTACTTTAGATAATAGTTGTTCCGATGATTGGAACATGCTTTTAGTTACTCTACTTTTTGTAACTTCTTTAGCAGTAATACGAGTGTTCTCTTTAATACCGCCTAATTCTTTAATAACTTCTTGAGTGCGTTTGGCAGTTTCACGTTCTGTGTAGTATCCTTTAGCGGCAACTTTACGCAAATATGCATCTACCCATACTGGAGTTTTATTTTGCATTGATTCTGCTACACCAGCATCACCCATTTCAATCAATGGTGTTGCTGAAGTTTTTGCAACTGCAAGAGGAACTATGTCACCAGCACTTGAAACTCCATTAATTCCGTTCTCAGAATCACCTCCTCCAGCAACTTTAGTTGCTTTTGCGCTGACTTTTTCTAATGCGGATTTTGCTTCAGGATTTTCTCCAGCAACTTTAGTTGCAATTGCTTTTGCTTCTTCTTCTGATTTACCTTCTTTCAATGCTTTGTAATACGCTGTTACTGCATTATCTGTTAATTTTTTATTTGCTTGTGCGGCAAAACCAGGAACACGTTGCGCTTTTCTTGGATCAAAATTTCCACGTTTAGCATCGCCTTGAGGTGCACCGCTAGGCGCTTTAGCTGGAGCCTCAGGAGTAGTTTCTTTGTTTCCTTCTCCAAATTTAATAAATGTTCTTGGATCAACTGGGCTTCCGCCACGCTTTAATGAGAAGTGTAAGTGTGGTCCTGTTGAGTGTCCAGTACTACCGACAAAACCAATAACATCACCAACCTTTACGTTCTGACCAACTTTTTGAGTCAAACCAGCAGATAGATGACAATATGCTGAAGTCATTCCATTGCGGTGGTCAATTATTGCAAATATACCAGCAGTTTTATTTTCGCTTACTTGAACAAGAATACCATCGGCAGCGGCTACAACATAATTACCCATACCGACTGCTAAGTCAATACCATCATGTTCTCTGCCGCCTCTTAACGCACTCTTCTCTTTAAACTCACTACTAACTCTATATGGTACAGTAAGAGGAACTCTCCATAAAAGTCCTGAAGTTTTATTTGCGCCTGTTTGTGCAGTTACCGATTTTGGCGAATTTGCATTACCCTTTTTTGTATCTTCAGATGTATCTGGACCAACACCTGTAGCATTGCCCATTGCGTCATACTCCATAGGAGCATTAGGTTTATTAGCATTTTTCTTTGCAGACTTATCTGCGGCTCCTGCGATTGCAACACCAGCCTCAGCAACGTCTGCGGCTAGTAGTGCCCAACCAACGTAAGGTATAAATCTTGCACCAACTTTACCTGCAATCTTTGCACCTGCCCAAGCGGCACCACCAAGTTTTCCTAACTTACCTCCTGGTCCACCAAATAGCAAAGCCGCAGATAATACTAACTCTGCAATGAATGCTTTTAATTTGTTTTTAAGTCCTAGCAATGCACCCATAACAACTGTACCTAACATTCCACCTAAAGCATTACCTAATATGTTAGTTAATAGTCCACCACCACTGGCTGCGGCACTTGCTTCTCCCGCTTTACCTCCTCCACCCATTCCTGAATTTTTAATTGCATCGATGAGTGCTTGATTCTGTTGTGCTTGTTCTCTAGCCTTCTCTTCTTCAAACATCATTTTATATTGTTCAGCTTTAGCAGATGCTTTTGCAACATTAGCCGCAGTAGCAGTATTAGCATTAATCTGTGCTAACTGGTGAACCATTTGTGCAAATGGATTTCCTCCTGCCATTGATGAGGATGATGCTGGAGTTTGTGCAGACCCTTGTGCAAGAGCCGCTTTAGCTTGTCCAATGCTATTTGCATTTTTGCGTAGCGCAGAGAATGCGCCATAGCCGGCAACAAGTCCTGGCATCTCAGAGAGTGCGGCTCCCTTGAGTCCATAACCAAAGCCTTTGACTATACCGCCAGCAGTTTGCTTAAGCGTGTCTCCTAGTGCGGCTCCGTAGTTGCCTATTGTTGCCATTATTGATTACCCTCTGTCGAATACTGAGTCGGGATTTGGGTCGGCAAATTTTGCGGCTTTTCCGGTTGCTGGTTTTGAATCAAAGTTAGACGTTGATGCTCCAAAGCCTGAACTGCTACCAAAGCTGTTTGATGTTGGTGAACCAAAACTGCTGGATGCTCCGAAGCCTCCTGCTGAAGGTGAGCCATATGTTGTCGTGACGCTTTGTCCCATGGGTTGCATACCGCCATTGTTTGCTCCTGCTAGTTTTTCTTGTGTGCGCCCAAAAGCCGCAACACCAATAATAGCACCCATAGAGAGGTGAAATAAACCTGCGCCTTGCAAAGTAATAGGTTGCCATGCAGTCACAGGTTGTTTCAATGCGGCTTGTAGTATAGACCATAATACAGGAAAAATAATGAAGTCTGTTACACAGGTTAGCATATAAATCCAACCCATCATTGGACGCCATTTAGCGTTCATCCAGTCTTCTTTTTTCTTTTCGCTATCGCTCAATTTAGCGTATTCTTTAGCTGTTGTCATTGTCATTAACCCCTTCTGTGCGCCTGATTTTGTTGTTGTATTCTGTCATTTTCTTCTTCGATATGTTGACTTAATAACATTATGTAAATATCACGCTCAAAAGGAATCATGTCTTCCAAATCACCTAAACTGTATTTATGATGTTGCATTAAAGCAAAATTGGTCTTATAATAGTTCGCTAAACTATCATGCCCCATCACAATGCGAAAAAATTTCCCATTCCCTCCAACATAACTTCATCTTCACAACCGCAACCTGTACATCTCCATTTAATGTTATGTTTTAGTTTTGGCATTGTTTCAAAGAAGTTCATTATAGTTTTAAACTGTTCTTGTGAAAGACTGTCTACAAATTCTTCTAATTCTTTTGTTGTAGAATCTTCTCTCTTATATACTTCATCTTTATCGTAAATGTAATCAATACATGCAATCAACATTTTAACTGCAACATCTAATTGACTTAAATCCTCAGTATTCATTTCAGTAAAGTCTGCTGTTGGATATTTTAACTTAATACCCAAACCTGTTTCTTCATCAATTGTAATCTTGTCTGTATGACTAATTGTTTTTTCGACTTCAACTTCCATGATGTTAAATGGAAACTTAGTTACGTGCTGACATTCTTCCTCTTTGGAATTTAACCCTGTTGGATGACGCATTTGCAAGTCTACTGTTTCACCAATAGATTTGCCACGTAGTCTCATAAAGAAATATTCTAAATCGAATATCGGCAACTTATCTACGTCAACAGTACTAATAGCACAATTATTAATAATTTGCTTTACTGCTGTCATAATTGATTTAGGTTCTCCACTCTCTAATGCAAGTAAAAGAATCTTCTGTTCTTTCATTAAGAAAGGACGATATTGTACTGCCTGACCAGATGATGATAAAGTCAATTCAAAGATAGGTGTGTTAATTTTAGGCAAAGCCATGATGTACCTCCAAAGGTGTTAATGATTAAAAATTTTTAGCGCAGGTCTGGCGGAACTTCCCAGCCGCCGCCTGCTATTGTAAATTTGTAATAGCGATAAAATAATGTAACGCCAAAACGTTGATAAGAATTTACTTCTTCCCATGTTGCATTCATAGGTGATATGACTGTAGGATAAACGTCATTTAATTGGTATGAAATAAGTTTATTGCCTGCTTCATCTAATTGCTGAATTTCTAGTGTGACACCTCTAGCATAATCTTGAAAATATGAAACTAAGCCACCATTTGATGCTCCAGTTGTTTCTCCAGCAGGACCAACAATAGAATCAATCCAAGATTCAAAGAATACACGCTCTTTCATATCTGCTGAACATATAATTGAAATTTGAATATCATTGTATGTAACATCGTATGGAAGTTTTAATGCAGGACCACCACCGCCAGTATCATCTGACGTAGAGATAGAACGACCAGGTAACTCAGCTTTTTCGCATCTAAAAACAAAATCATCAATGTCTGAAACTCCATATTGATCCATTATTGCGACTAGAACTTCATTATAATCCCATCCACGCAATATTGCACGAAAGAGATTA